GCAGGAACTTGTTCTACGCACGCATCTCGGCAGTTTTGGCGAAGTGTTCCGAGCGATTCCCGAGAAGCAGCCGACCAAGGAAGTGATCGCCGCAGACCCGATCCGACGGCAAGAAGAATTGCCGTTGAACCTTCCCATGCGTCCTCGCGGAACGTCTCTCGATGACGAGAAAGCCGCTAACTTGGAGAAAAAAGTGGACAAAATCAGGTTAGCGCGTAAGATTCGTGAAGAACTCGATGCCGCTGCACGCCAAACGGGAGCCTAAGTGGAAGACGCAACGATCATCCTGACCTTTCATCACGACACCATGGAACTCGACATCGACGCGCCGACCGTGCCGCTCGATTTTGCCATGTCGATACTGGACCGCGCCAAGCGCGCCCTCGAGAATCAGGAAAAGATTCTTCTGGCGCATAAACTTCGGGAGATCAATCAGGAAGAACAACGCACACAGAAAGTCATCTCTCGAATCAAAATGTAATGGCCGAAGACGATTCAATTCGGGAAGAAGAAGGCGCAGCATCTCGCGCCCGTCGCGCCTACGATAAGATGTGGGCGAAATTCGACAAGGACTGCGAGACGAACTGGACCGAAGCCTGCCGCAACCTGCGCCGCGCCTTGTGCAAGAATGCCGGCGAACTCGTTCCTGTGTATACGAATATGAAGGACCACATGGAAATGGTGTTCAAGGTTAAGGAACAGATGAAGTCGGTGGAACGTCCCGAGGAATCCGGCAATCCCGTGGACACCATGAGCGCCTGGCTGCGCGGCGAACAGGAACTCAGCCGCATTCCCCTCGAAGCGCCAAGGAAGATTCAATAATGCCGAAATGCCCGCACTGCAACCGGGAGATGCAACCGAACACAGCCATTAACCTGCCGACGGTGCAGCAGTATCTTTGCTCCTGTAAGGGAACAGTGATTTATAAGAACGAACCACGTTGGTCGCCACCGCTTGAACTTCGACAGGGGAGAAAATAATGGAGCGCCGAAAACTCCTGCAAGCGCTGACCGCAATTCCTGTGATGCTTGCCGGGAAACAAGTCGGCGTGGCCTACGAAACGAAGCCCGACAAAAGATATGTTGTTTTTATAAATGCGCATATGGTCGAGGTAGACTCTTTCTGCCAAGGTCAGGACGATCCGATTCCGGCACTTCCTGAAGGCACTCGGATTCATGCTGTTTTACCAAACTCGTATCAAGAGATGGATGACATCTGCCGTATCTACGAGGTCGAAAAGACATGAGCATCAGCTACGTTCCTGTGCTCATGGGCACCGAGAAAAAGAGTTACGGACCTTCCAACGAAGAACGAAAGATTTCCCGCCAGATCGACCAGTTGCAGCAGATGAGCCGCCGGGAGCGCGACCAGAAGCAGGGCTCCGACCACGCGCAGGAAATGGTGCAGCTCTACAACCTGAACAATTATCCGACCACCGCTTCGCCATCCTTCCGGCCCAAAGTGATTCTCCCCGAAGCGCAATTCCTGATGTGCTGCGAAGCGACCGACCTAACAAACGATACCCCTAAAGTCTATATAAGCGTTGATGGCAAGGCCGACGTGGAGCGCGAAAAGGCGTTCAATGCGGCGTGGCGCCTAGGGATGTTCAATAACCGGATCTTCGACGCCGTGTTCTGGTCGCAATTCGTCAATCCGGCCTGGATTCAGTTGGGCTACGCGCCCGACGCGCGCAACGGCAAGGGCATGGTTTGGATTGCCGCCGATGATCCGAGCACGGTGTTTCCCGATCCGCACGCCGTCGATGACCGCAGCATGGCTTTCCTGATTAAAGAGCGGCATTTTTACGTGGACGAGATTCGCCGCATGTATCCCGATCGCGGCAAGTACGTGAAGATTGGCGGAGGGTATGACGATTACGAAGATAATGAAATGGAAGGGTCACGTTTTGACCTGTCCATGGAGTTGCCGCCGGGTCCCTTGCGAGTGGACGCCCCGGAAGGCTTCGAGCATCAAAGAAACGGCCCGCGCGTCCGGGTCCGCTACCTATGGGTGAAAGACTATGCGAAAGAGCGGGTGGAAGAAATTGCTGGGGTTAAGGCGGGCGAAGGGTTTGAACTGGTTGTCCAGCCAAAGCACAAGTGGAAATTCCCTAATGGTCGTTTCATTGTGGAATGCAACGGTATTATCCTCGCCGATGGACCCAATTTTATACCGCGACTGCCAGAAGATGATTTCGGAACTTTCCCATTCGTTGGAATCTGGTCAATGCCGCATCTCAATTCTATGTACGGTCCTGCTCCAATGCGTTATGTCAAAAGTCCGCAAGACATCGCCGAGCGCATGTACACCCAACTCATCGAAAACATGATTCGCACCAACAACGTGCAGTGCTGGATTCCGCGGGATTCAGGCATAGACATTGACGCTTACGGCGGGTTGCCAGGAGAAGTGCAAGTGTACGACGGCGACAAACCTCCGACCATGAGTTCGCCGCCGCAAATGCCGCAGCACATGACGCAGATACCGGAACTGTTGCTTTCCAAGGTAGCACGCTATTCCGGCACCACACCCGAACGGCAGGGGCAGGCCGGCGGGGGGAACGTGTCTCCCGAACTGTTCGACGCAGCCGTGTTTCAGGGTCAAACCTTCGTACGCATGAAGGCGCGGCTCCTCGCCGAACAGTATCAGCGTCTTTCCCGTATGGTTTTCTACACCATGGCTCGATTCAAGCGGCAGGAAGATACGTTGCGCCCGGCGCGCGGCAAACAGCAATCGAGTAAGTGGCTGCCGCTACCGGATGGCGCGGAGGCCGACATCGAGATGGACGAAGCGGACCTGAAAGCCGTGTCATCGTCGATGATGAAGAACTTGGTCATGGCGCTCTCGAAGACAGGCGCTCTGCCGCCGAAGTTTATTTTCGAGACTTTGGGCTTGCCGAACGCGGACGAACTTGCGGCGCAATCGCAGCAGGCGCAAGAACTCGCGGCCATTTCGAAACTCAGAAAACCACGATGAGTACAAGCACACAATGGGTCAGGGTCGGTGATGCGGCCCGCTATTATCAGACCACGACGCAGACGATCCGCAACTGGTGCCAAGCAGGAATACTCGTTCGTGTCGGCTGCCGCGTGATGCGTGATCCGAACGGACGCTGGCGCATTCTTCTCCCCACTCGCATCGACTAATACACAAAATCCACCAAGTCACCCCTTGTGACTATTTTTAGACGGCCTCACTGTGTCCCGCGTGGCCCGTTACGAACTCATTCATCTCTCCGAACACACGCACCCAGATTATTCAACGCCGATCTACCTCGTTCAGTTTGCCGTGGACGGCAAAGTTTCTCCGCCTTTTTGGTCAACTAAGAAGGCTCGCGTGGAACTCGGAGAAGATGCCTGGTTCGAAGGATTGAAGTCGGAAGCGGAAGCGGCACTTTTGGAAAACGGCCCGGCTAATCGGGCGCTCACGAACTAAGGGGAGAATTATGGCGCGCAGAAAACGCGGTTCGATGAACACCAAGATGGCGGGACGAAACCCCGGCGCACGCAAGGCCGGCCGCTACTAAGAGTTTGCTTAGGTTGAGGGTCTCCCCTGAAAAAGCAGGGTGCTCAACCAGAAAGGAGACAACCACATGGCAAAACGCCGAGGTCGTCACGCAAAACGCAAGTAGCATTGCGCAGTAGGCACTAAGAAATATGGCGCGGAGCGGGAGGCACCCCTCAGTCCTTCCGCTTCTGCTTTCGAGAGGAATTATGGCAAAGGACAATAATGGCAGGGATGACCGGATTGACGTAGAGCAGATCAACCGCAATACGCGCCTGATGGAAGAATCGACCAACGAAGGGCCTCTGACCGAGGAGATCATGGCCGGAGAAGCAACATATGGCGAAATGCTCTATGACAGGTTGCCAGAGGATAAGGTCGGCTTCATGCCAAGGTGGAAGAAGTAATTTTTCTATGCTCAAGCATGTGACATTTTCGGCAGAGCCACCGGACATCAAGACGATGCTCGTATCCTCGGTAATGATGGCCATGGGGTATGCACTTGACACTACACTTCGAACACTTATCGGGCCTAATGATTTTACGTTTGCGTATTGCCTTGTAGAGAGAATCGCGGGCCTTGCGGCGTTCAGGATGTCTCTCCTGAGAGAGTTTGTTGCGCTTATTTGCATCATTGCGCTTGGATTCATACTCCCTGTACTTTTCGGGATGGAGACGATGAAATTCTCGCAACGCTTCTCTAAAATGTGCGGGATTCTTACGATATCTAGCACGCCTTTTTTCAAGGTCTCGCGCGCGATGCAATCGTTTCCTTCTCTCGGCATACGCAGCAATTTTATCGGCATGTTTTTTGCGCCATTCTCGTTGGTATTCGGGAGTGTGTGAAAGTTTTGACATAGAGCGATTCTAATACAAAGGACGCCAAACTATATGGGAAAAGATCACTGGACAAATTTTGATACACCGCTCGAGACCCAACCGCCTAAGGGCGCTGCGGAAGGCGATATCAATTACGGCGGTGTCGCTGAAAAAGCGAACGACAAATTCAATGACCCTATGGGGGTCTTGCCTTCAGAAGCTAAGGCCAAAAATATCGGCCCATCGAGCAAGGAGTAACGACGATTGGCAACTCCGGCAAATCCGTTGCAAGGACAAGGGCAGGGTGGCGGTGCTCCGCCAGGCCCAGGGGGAATGCTCGGGACGATTTTAGGCGCTCTGTCCAATCGGGCTTCTACGAATCCCGGCCAGGAATACTCCGAACAGTCGGCAGCACTGCAAGGTGCCGACCCTTCGATGATTCTGCGGCAACTCGAACAGGTCAATCAAGTGCTCGGAGTCCTATTCGTCAAGACCTTTCAAACATTGCCGAACGTAGCGAATCAGATTAGCACCACGATGAAGGCGCTGACGAAAGCGATTAAAGAGGGACAGCAGGCCAGCAATGTCGGGGAAGTGGTAAAGAACTCGGAGAACCAGGGATCACAGCCGATCAGTTTCAGTGCCGTACAGCAGGGGCAACCGCCGACCGGGAATGAAGCCCCGCAAAGCATGTAAAGGAGAACGAATATGAGCAGCAAAGACCAATATCTGCGAGATACGCGGTCCTTTCCGGACAGCACGGTTGTCACGTTCGAAGGCAAGAAAACCACGCTCGGAGAGCTCCGTCAGGGAACATCGTTCACGCCTCCGGTATCGGGTTCAACTCCGACCGCCGGCCTCTGCCCGAAGTGCAAGAGTCTGAGCACGGTCATCGTCGCTGGCGTCAATTTTTGCAACTCCTGTGGCGCATCAGGGTGGAGGTAGCCATGAGCGTAGACCAGATCAAGAAGTTTCTCGAATCGGCCACCGAATACCCGGATAACACGCCTATCCGTATCGGCGAACAGGAAATTCCGCTGGGTTCGCTGCGGCAGTTGAATGCCTCGGAACGCACTACACTGTCCGAACGCCTCAAGGGTGTAGAAACAAAGGAAGCGGAACTCAATACCCGGCAACAGTCGATCGTGGATCTCGCGCAAAAGGCGCAACAGGCGTATCAGGCCGCCGAAGAAGCCCGCGCCAAAGTCAGTTCACAACCGCCGCCCGCCGGCACTGACCCGTTCGCCGATCCGTGGCTGTCTCCGGTGAAGGAAGCACTCTCCAAGCGCGACAAGGAAATTGAGGAACTGAGAGCGACGGCCAAGAACCTCCAGGCTACGCTCACCCAGGCTGCAAGCATATGGGCTCAGGACCGTTGGGACCGTGAGTACAGTTCGCTTAACTTCGGCAAGCGCGAGAAGAAGCCGACCCGCGACGAAATCCTGAAGTACGCTCAGGAACAGAAACTCATGGACCGGCACGGGATGCCGTCGATCTCGGAAGCCTGGAACAAGATGTCGGAAACCGATCGTCTCGAGGAATTGCGCAAGGAAGCGCTGGAACGTGGACGCGAAGAAGGGCGCATGGAAGCGATGGCCGCGCGCGTCACACCGCCAGGAGTCTCCGGCATCGGCCAGGGACCGGCGGGACCGGCAAGGAAGATCAATGCCGACTCGGATGTGCTGGGCGATATGTACGCCGAATCTTTGAAAGACCCGGAACTGCGGCAACTGATCGAGCAGCTTGGGCCGGGCATGACTCAATAGCTTTTCTCACATGAAAAAGGAGCCATAAAAACATGGCCTTCATTACTGGAACTGGAATTAACCAGCCGAGCGCGACCCTTGTCAACACGCTCCAGTCGATCTCGCAGAAAATGATCTACCCGAAGGTGGCGGACCTGGTGTTCCAGCCTTCGCCGACCTTTTCCTTCCTGAACCAGTACGCCAAGAAATACAATGCGGGCGCCGAAATCGTGTATCCGTTGCTGACCACCAAGATCACCACGCGCGGCGCGTATTGGGGCGATCAGCTTTTGCCGACTTCGGCGATCGACGCCATTCAGCCTGCTGATCAGGTGTGGCGCGGCTATTTCCAGGCCGTGACGCTGCCGGTCATGGACATCGTGATTGGGCGCGGCGGCCCGGTAGGTCTCGACCTCGTGAAGACCTACGTGCAGGCAGCCGCGGGCTCCATGCTGGACATGCTGGCCGAAGCGGTGGCGGGTAACGCGCCATTCAACTCCTCGATCGACCTCGACTCGATCAATGCCTGGGTGCTGCAAACCACCAACACGATTGCCGGCATCAACCGCGCGGCGAACACCTTCTGGCAGCCGGCTGCGAACCAGGCCATCGGCGGACACTTGACGCCGATCAAGCTGCTTCCGGCGTACTTCCTGACGACTTACGGGTACGACGAACCGAACCTCCTGATTCTGAACAACACCGACTTTGCGAACTTCGAAGGGCAGTTCACGCAGAACTCGAATGCCTCGGCCTCGACCACGATTATCCGCGCGACGGACAACTTCGCGGATACGGCCCCGATCCAGACTTCCTTCCGGTATCACATGCGGTTCAAGAACGCCGTAGTCCTTGCCGATCAACACTTTCCGGCAGGAACCGGTTACCTGCTGAACACGAAGTACATCTGGATGATCTACAACCTGGGAAGCTATTTCCGGATGACTCCGTGGATCATGCCGTCGAACCAGGACGTGATTACGGCAAGAATACATTTGATAGCTCAATTAGGATGTAACCGGCCTCTCGCCCAGGTCGCGCTAACTACTTTGTCGTGATATGCTTACGAGATGATTACGCAAATTGAGTGGGCACAACTCGCAGCGTATGTAGACGGAGAGGGCTACATCAGCCTTACGCGGAAGTCTCGCAAAGAAGGCAAGTGGGCTTGGCATACATTCGACATCTCTGTACGTGTTGCGAATACGGATGTACGTTTGCCGAATTGGTGCCAGCAAAGGTTTGGCGGTAGCGTTCAGATGACTTACGCAAAACAATACCGTGGACGGAAATCGCTTTACACTTGGTCGGTGTACGGAAAAAAGACAAAAGAGATATTGCAAGGAATCGCTCCGTATAGTGTCATCAAGCGAGAGCAAATTGAAATTGGTTTGGCCTACATCGAAACGATGAGCAAGACCAAGAACGTGTACACCAAAGGGAAATACGTTCCCGAAGAAATAAGAACTCAGCGCAATAATCTTTTTGAGCAGATGCAGAAACTCAGGACCTTGGACTTCGTTGACGAAAAAATGAAAAGCAACGAGTCGGTAAACTAAGGAGCCTTTCAATGGCGATCAATGTTGGGTTGGAGCGTACATTCCCTGGGTATGGCGTATCCACGCGCACCACGAACCAGGTAGCGACCGGAATCGCGGTCACCTCGGGAACCTCGTATTTCGTTCCGGGAACCACCCTGAACACGGTGGCCGGGCTGATCGTGCCGACCATCACCGTCGGCAAGATCCGCATTAAGGTGTACAACGGCACCGGTACGTCACCGGCGGTCTCGAAGATTCAGGTATTCGGCTATGATGGAACGAACTCCGTGGTGATTGCGGACTGGAACTTCTCGACCGCCGTAACGCTCTCTTCGACCAGTTGGCTCGACGTGAACGCCACGCTCCTGCCGGACACGGCACCATCGACCACCAGCGGCGGCGCGGTTGGCTATCTGATCGGCGGCGCGAGCGCGGTGACCGGCAACGGCGGAATGCAGTGCGTCAAGATCGTGGTCACGCTCACCGGCACAGGGCCGGGCTGCACGATGGACGTGGAACTGTTCGGTCTCATTTAGACCGCGAAACAATTTCTCCACTGGTCGGCAACGAGCCGGGGCTGGGCAAATCGCCCGGTTTCGGCTCGTACCAGTTTAGGGGGTGAAAATGCCGCAAGAGCGGGATGTGGTTAAGGAAAATCGTCGCAATGCAGCGACCCAAATTCGGTATGGGAACGACGATGCCGGAACTCCTCCAAGCGAGCGAGGCGATGTTGATAGAGACGCTCACGCTTCTTGGCAAAAAGAATTTGTGAGATTGCCTGTTCGGGATGCCGAAGATACCGCGCGTAAAAATGCGGCTCGCGCTGGTGCATACCGCAAGACCGCCAAGAGGAGCGGGAGGCGTTAATGCCGAATGACCTCTACAAGAAAGCCGACGACAAGACGCGATTCCGGAACCTGGTCGAATCCGGCCCTGCCAAACCTGTAGTCGCCGCGGCTGTGCGTGATCCGTACATGGAGTTTCGAGGGCCGGGAGATATGCTGCGGGAACAGACCGAGAATCTAGCCCGCCGAAACGCGAAAGAAGCGGGCGCGTATCGGAAGACACCGAAACGGAGCGCGCGAAGATAATGGCTACCACGAAAAACTTGCGCAAAGCGGTAAGCGACGAAGGTAAGGCGGTCAAGGACTACGCGCGGTCGGCGAATACGGCCAAGGCCGAGGACGAACCCAGGGTCGCGTCTAAGTTCAAGCATGTTCGCTCCGAAGAAAAGCAGCACAAGCGGGAATTTAAGAGACTTCTGAAACGAGGTTCGAGGCGATAGATGGCCACAACACCTATTGCGCTGTTTACCGGGTCCATGATCGGCGATGTGATCGTTCAGGCACGCGAAACTGTGCCCGATATGCCACAAACGCTCACTCCTCCGTCAATCACCAGTTTAACGGGTGTGACGGTGGGCGGCGGCACGATTGCCCTGCAAACCTATTGGATTGTCATTACCGAAGTCAACCAATGGGGCGAAACGGCACCGTCGAATGAGATGAGCGTTACGCTGACCGGCGTCCAGAACGCCATTCAGATCGTTTATTCCGGGTTTCCGGATTACCAGTCTCTCCGGGTCTACGTCGGATTCTTTACCGGACAGCAATTCGTCTAT